AAGCATAAAATTACTATTTATAATATACCAGTAGAAGTTTATGTTGAAAATTTAGGTGACATTCACGTTGCTTCTGGATTATATTCCATATTAAAGAATAAATGGATAGTAGTACCAAAGAAAAAAGAATTACAAATTGATTTGGATGATATTCGTTCAAAAGCAGAAGGTTATTTAGGTTCAATACCAGTATTACAGCAGAAGATGAAAGATGGTAAGTATGATGAAGTGGTTGAAATGGTAGAAAAAATTCAAGAAAAATTAAAGAGAATGAGAAGTTCTGGTTTAGAACGGGGCGGGGAGTTTTCAGTTGAGAATCTTGCATTTAAAGCGTTAAGAAGGTCGCCTTTTATTAGTGATATTATTCAAATGAAGAATGATGCGTATGATAAAAAAATGTCAATGAAAGAAAGAATCAATTTAGATGATGAAGTTAGGTTACTTGTTGAGGGGGGAGCCTATGGACACATGAATCATCCATTTGATGATAAGGATTTAACTTTTGGAGATTTGAGAACAATCATAGATTTGGGATTGCAGGGAAATCTCGATAGAGAAGAAGCAGTAACAGAGAAAACAGATGGTCAAAATTTGATGATTACTTGGAAAAATGGTAAATTATTGGCAGCAAGAAATAAAGGTCAAATTAAAAGTAAGGGAAAACGTGCTATGTCTGCTGCAGGAGTTGCTAGAAAGTTTAGTGGTCGTGGTGAAATTAAGAAAGCGTTTGTTTTTGCAATGAAAGATTTAGAGAAAGCTGTAGGGAAATTAACAGACAAACAAAGGAAGAAGATTTTTGACGAAGGAAGTAACTTTATGAATTTGGAAATCATTTATCCTACTACAGCTAATGTAATAGATTATGATAAAACAGTTTTACAATTTCACGGAGCCATTAAATATGATGATAGTGGAACAGCAACAGGTACAGTTCCTGGTTCAGGTAGAATATTACAAGGAATGATTAAACAAGTAAATCAACATATACAAAAACATTTTAAGATAGAGAAACCAGTATTTTTAAAAGTTCCAAAACATCAAGATTTTTCTTCAAAAAGAAGTTCTTATTTTAGTCAATTAGATAAATTGAAGAAACAATATGCTTTAAAAGACACAGATACACTATCTATATACCATCAAAGGTATTGGGAAGAATATATTTACAATGCTACAAAACAATATAAGTATACTATGCCCAATAAAGTATTAGTGAATTTAACAAAACGATGGGCATTTGGTGATAAGTCTTATAAAATACAGCAAATAAAAAATGATATAGATAATGAGAAGTTTTTAGATTGGGTTTTATCTTCAGATAAAGTAGATGTAGAAAAGAAACAAAAAGAAAACATGAAACCGTTTGAGATATTATTTTTCAGTCTTGGTGCAGATATACTTAAAAATATAGATGGATTTTTAGCAGCCAGCCCAAAAAAAGCAGTACAGAAAATTAGAAAAGATGTTAGTAAGGCAATAAAAGATGTGAGAAAAGGTGGAGATTTAAAGAAGTTAAATAGACTTAAACAACAACTTTCTAAATTAAATGCAATAGGTGGTTTGGATGCTGTTGTTCCAAGTGAAGGAATAGTTTTTAAATATAATGGAAAAACTTTCAAACTAACCGGGAGTTTTGCTCCAATAAACCAGATTACTGGTTTAATGACATTTTAGGGAGGTTATTATGAGTAAAGAAATAGAAAGACAAAATAAAGCAATGCAGTCTATATTAAGAGGTGAAGAACCAGAAAAACGCGTATTTTTTGGATATGAAGGTGATAAAGAATTAGCTAAAAAAGAATTTGAGGAAGCTCAAAGACAAATTGAAGAGAAATTAGACGCAACTAAAGAAGCAAGAATGCCTTGGTTTTGTCCTAAATGTGATGCGGTTATGAAGAAACGATTAGACGACAAGTTTTGGAGATTGTATGGATATTGTTTTGATTGTCAGGTAAAAGTTGAAAATAAAATGAGAATAGAAGGGCAGTGGGAAAATTTTGAAAGAAAAAAGGTATTAGAAAATAGAAAATCGTGGATTTTAGATCAAATTGAAAATGTACGTGAATGGAAAGAAAAGGCAGGCAAAGTTAAATTTCATAATCAAGTAACACCTGATGGAATTACATTAGATGAAGAAAAATGGAATTCAAATCAAGATTTCATACGTAAAATGGCAGATGAGGCTTTAGAATTGTATGAAAGTATGAAATCGGAAGTTGAAAAAGAATTAAATGATATTTATGAATAGGAAAGTATATCAAAAGGAGATAGATAATGACAGCAAAGGAACAACTACGAAAAATAATTAGAGAAGAAATAAAATCAGTTTTGGATGAAGCAGATATTGAAGATACAAAACTGCCATCTCAGGTAGAGAGATATATGAAGAGATTTATATCTGCAGTTAAAGACGCAAGGTTAAATAGGAGAAAGATATTAGCGATTTTAATGAGAGTTATTGGAGCATTGGGTCTAACAAAGGCTGATTTGCAAAAATATACTCAAAAAGTTAGAAAAGAAATTTAACTATGGGATTTGTAAAAAAGTTGATTTTTAGTGTAGTTACATTATTTAGAAAGAATAAATTGGATAGAATACAGAAAGAAATTGAAAAAACAAAAATTAGTAAAGAAGATTCGGAAGAGGCCGTGGAATTCCTACGAAAATTTTCCAAGAGAGAATCTTAGTATATACATATATATAATAAGGAGAAGTTAAATGCCAATTATAAATGATACAGGTGGACAGTTTGTTCAAGGACCAAACGGTAGAACTGACGCAGGATGGCACGGCCGTCAACAGCCACAAGCAAGTGGTTCTTTAGGGCTAGGCAAGTATAATAAAATACATTCTGTAACTGCTGGACAAGTCTTTGATGCCACAGGATCAAATGCTGGTGCAGCCGCTTTTATTGTTGAAAATGTGATGGATGCTGTTATTGAAGCGGCCAATGGTGGTCAGATAACCGCAAGTGGATCATTAGATCAAGGAACTCTATATGAATTTGGAGTTATTAGGGTGGTTGCTGGAACAGCTGGTATTGTTCATGTTCTGTATAAATAATAATGACTAAACAACCTAATTTTAAAGAAGCAATTAAGGCTGAATATGTTAGATGTGCACAAGAACCAGCACATTTTCTTAGAAGGTATTGTATAATTCAACATCCAATAAAGGGCAAAATTCCATTTGCCCTGTTTGATTATCAGGAAAAGACGTTGAATGATGTGAATGAACACAATAATAATATTATTTTGAAGGCTCGACAGTTAGGAATATCAACATTAACTGCTGGATATGCATTATGGATGATGACATTTCAGAGTGATAAGAACATATTGGTTATTGCTACGAAACAAGATACAGCAAAAAATTTAGTTACAAAAGTACGGGTAATGCATTCAAATCTTCCAAGTTGGTTAAAACAAAGATGTGTTGAAGATAATAAATTGTCATTAAGGTATAAAAACGGATCTCAAGTAAAAGCAATTGCAAGTACAGATGAAGCAGGACGTTCAGAGGCACTGTCATTATTGATTATAGATGAGGCGGCATTCATTGAAAAAATAGATTCAATATGGACTGCAGCACAAAGTACTCTTGCAACAGGTGGTAAATGTCTTATATTATCCACTCCAAATGGAGTTGGAAATTTCTTCCATAAAATGTGGGTTGAGGCAGAAGATGGAATAAACGATTTTAATTTTATAAAATTACATTGGTCATTACATCCAGATAGAGATGAAGAATGGAGAAAAGAACAAGACAAGTTACTTGGACCGTCTCTTGCAGCACAGGAATGTGATTGTGATTTTATTACATCTGGACGTACAGTTGTTGATGGTCTTATATTAGAAGAGTATAAGGAAACTCAAGTTTGTGAACCATTAGAAAAGCGGGGTGTTGATGCAAATCTATGGGTTTGGTCGCCACCTAATTATACAAAAGATTATATAGTGTGTGCTGATGTTAGTAGGGGGGATGCAACAGACTTTTCTGCACTTCATGTTATAGATGTAGAGAGTATGGAACAAGTAGCAGAATATAAGGGTAAAATTTCAACTCGTGATTTTGGAAACCTTTGTGTTAATACAGCTACTGAATATAATGATGCATTATTGGTAATAGAAAATGCCGCGATTGGTTGGGCAGCAATACAACAGGCGATTGATAGGGATTATAAAAATTTATTTTATATGAGTAAAGATTTACAGTATGTAGATACTCAAAATCAAATGACAAACAAACACAGGTTAGCTGAAAGGAAGATGGTGCCTGGATTTACAATGTCAATGAAGACACGACCTTTGGTTGTGGCAAAATTAGAAGAATTTTTTCGTGAAAAATCCGTAATAGTTCATTCACATAGATTGGTTGAAGAACTGTTTGTGTTTATTTATAATGGACAGCGAGCCGAAGCAATGGCAGGATACAATGATGATCTTGTGATGAGTTTTGCAATAGGTTTATGGATAAGAGAAACGGCATTAAGGCTTAGGTCAGAAGGAATTGAATTAATGAAAAAGACAGTAAGCAATATTGCGGTAAATGAAGCGGTTTATACTCCAAAAGACGTTTCTTATGGAAAAGAATGGGAGATGGAAGTTGGTCCAAATAAAGAACGAGAAGATTTAACTTGGTTAATTAAATAAGAGGTAGAAAATGGCAGACAAAGATTTTTACAGTAGATTAAAACGACTTTTTTCAACAAACGTAGTTGTTCGGAATATTGGAGGTCGAAGATTAAAAATCGCTGATACAGAACAAGCTCAGGCATTATCAAGGCGGTTTCTTGTAGATAGGTTTACAAAGTTATATTCAAATATACAGTCATCTTCATTGCGTGCAGAACAACAGTATAAAGCACAACAGAGACTTGGACTTTTCAAGGATTATGAGCAAATGGATCAAGATCCAATTATTGCATCTGCACTTGACATTTATGCAGACGAAAGTACTATGAAAAGTGAATATGGAAATGTTTTGGAAATTAATACTGATAATGAAAATATTTACGATATCTTACATAATCTTTTTTATGATATATTGAATATAGAATTTAATTTATGGCCTTGGGTTCGCAATATGTGTAAATATGGAGATTTCTTTTTACATTTAGATATAGCAGAAAAATATGGAATTATAAATGTATTTCCAGTTTCCGCATATGATGTAGTTCGGATTGAAGGTGAAGATATAGAAAATCCTTATTATGTGAAATTCGCGGTTGAAGCAGAAGATTATAGGTTTGGTGGAATGCAAAGAAAGCATACAGGAAATAAATCTGGTGTTCACGAAAACGAATTTGAAAGTTATGAAATTGCACACTTTAGACTTTTATCTGACGCAAATTTTATTCCGTATGGTAAATCTTCAATAGAATCTTCACGTAAGATATGGAAACAGTTAATGTTGATGGAAGATGCTATGTTAATTCATCGTATTATGAGAGCACCTGAGAAGAGAGTTTTCAAAGTTGATGTAGGTAATATTCCACCGGCTGAAGTTGACAATTACATGCAGAAAATTATAACTAAGATGAAGAAGGCCCCATTTGTTGATGATGCATCAGGTGAATATAATTTGAGATATAATATACAAAATGTAACAGAGGACTTTTTCATGCCAGTTCGTGGTGGTGATAGTGGAACTCAGGTTGATTCATTGCCAGGTTTGACTTACGATGCTATAGATGATATTGAATATCTTAAAAATAAATTGCTAGCGGCTCTTAGAGTTCCTAAAGCGTTTCTTGGATATGAAGAGGAAGTCGGTTCTAAAGCTACACTTGCCGCAGAAGATGTTAGGTTTGCACGTACTATTGAAAGAATTCAGAGAATAACAATTAGTGAATTGACTAAAATAGCCATCGTACATTTATTTGCACAAGGATATAAAAACGAAGAACTTGTAGATTTTGAATTAAATTTAACAAATCCATCTACGATTTATGAGCAAGAGAAACTTGAACTTTGGAGTACTAAACAAGGTCTAGCAGCAAGTCTTATGAGTGATAAAATAGTAGATTCAGAGTGGGTTTATGAGCACGTGTTTAAATTTACAGACGAGGAAAAGGAAGAGGTAAGATTGGGTATTATTAAAGACCAGAAACGCAAATTTAGATGGGACCAAATAGAAACTGAAGGTAATGACCCAGTTCAGAGTCATCAGGCAGTTGGAACTCAAGGTTCTATGCAACAAGGCGGAGGTGAAGAACCAGGTGGAATGGCTCCAGATGAGTTAGCGTCAGAAAAGGAAAAGTTTGGAATATCTAGAACAGGACGAGAATTAGATATGGAAATGCCCGAAGATGGTTGGCCAGGAAGTGGGAGACCAAAAGAAGGTCCTAAATATGGTAAAGATGGTTC